CAACTGAAGGGGGACAATGAAACCAGCCACCGAAGGAGCCGAGATACTCCTAAAGGCGCATGAACTGGTTACGAGAGATAGGCAGAACACCTACTCCCATCCACTTGATGACTACTCCAGAACTGTTGCCATCTTCAATGCGCTGAAGGGCGAACAGTTGATGACCGCAGAGGACGGCATCCTGTTCATGATTTGCGTGAAACTCTCACGCCTCATGCACGAATTAAAAACCAACATGGATTTGCCAGACAACATCATTGATGCTGCCGGATACATTGCGTGCTTACAGATGGTTCGCGAAGCACAACGTCAGCGTGACCCACGATGAAGAACAGCGATTGGGATATTGAGTCCAACACATTCAACTTCAATGAGGACTTGAAGTATGGGCAGATGGGCGAGAAGCGCATTCGTGACATGCTGGAAAGTTTGGTTGAAGGTTCCTTTGAAGTTAAGGCTGACAGATACCGCAACGGAAACATGGCTATTGAGATGCGTCAGAATCCACGCCGCTGTGGCAAGTGGGTTCCTTCTGGGTTGCAGGTAACAAAGGCTGAGTGGTGGGTGTACATCTTCTCGATGGATGGCGGTTTTATTATTGTCTCCGTTGAAAGATTGAAGCGGTTCATCGAAGCCAATCGAGAAACATTGGAGACGCGGGACTTTGCGCCACGCTCCAGCAATCCAGCATGGGGATACTTGTTGAAGCCTTCAGATGTTTGTTCATTGCTTTATGACAGGAGGTATGACGGTGAGTAAGTGTTCATGGTCTCTGGTGGCAGTCCATTGGATTGACGCTTTTGATTCAAGCAACGGCTGGATTTCTACCAAGGACTACAAACCTAAAACTCAGCACGTTGTGTCTGTCGGTTGGCTGTGCCCCGATTTACTTGAAGGGTATGTGTCGGTCACCTGTTCGTGGTGCCCGATGGAAGAACCGGAGATGGACACGATTGGTATGGTCACCCACATTCCCGTCGGCATGGTTCAGAAAGTCGTCGTGCTTGACGAACCTGACTGGGTTGTGGAATGAAACATTCAGCGATACGCTGACCCAAACGAGCAAAGGAGGCTCCATGAATATCAGTAAAATCAGCAAGCCAACGCACGGTTCCGCCGAATGGTTGGCAGTGAGATGGAAGAACGAGAACGGCGAAGCCCGAATCTCAGCGAGCGTTGCAGCCGCAGTCCACGGCGCTCATCCGTATACAAAGACTGCCGACCTTGTTAGCGAACTCATCGCCGCCGAACCACCGCAACCAAAAGCCCCGAACTCAGCGATGCTGCGTGGCACCACGCTGGAGGCACCAGTTCGTAACTGGTCATCTTCCCTGCTTGGCTACCCACTTGAGGAGCCGCAGGAGATGTATGTGTACGAAGAGGACGGTGTGCGTTTGATTGCCACGATTGATGCCGTCAATCCCGATGGGTTGGTCCACGAAATCAAGACAAGCAAGAAGCGTTTCGATGGCAAACTGCCAGCCATGTGGTACTGGCAGGGAGTTCAGCAAGCCATCTGCACAGGCACAGATGAGATTGTTTGGTGCGTATTTGATTCAGACATGGACCTGAAGTTCCACACACAGAAAGTCACCAGCGATGAGAAGCGTGCTCACATTGAGGCGTGCCGACATCTGCTGTCCTATGTGGACATGGGCATGTTCCCTGACGATGTGCGTCCGTCATACCAGAACGTATCCTCCTTGCACCCCAATGCAGAAGACAAGGTGGTGGAACTGGACGCCGATACCATGGCGATACTTGACCAACTCCGCAAGTCGCAGGAGATTATCAAGTCCATGGAAGAACAGGTCAGCCAGTTGCAGGCTCAGGTCTGCCAACGCATGGGCGATGCAGCAATCGCCACCCACAACGGTATGGTTCAGTGCACTTGGAAGAACGTCAGTCGCAAGTCATTTGACCAGAAGAAGTTCGAGGAGGAACATCCAGCCCTCCGAGATAAATACAAGAAACAAACCACATACAGGCAATTCAAAGCAACTAAAGGAGAACAGCAATGAGATTCAATTTGGATAACTACGAGACAGTAGAAGCACGACTCGCCAAGTTCTGGGAAGAATTCCCCAACGGGCAAGTGTTCACATCCATCCACCACTACGACGACAAGCGCGTGGTGTTCAAGGCAGAGGTATACAAAGACATCAACGACCCACGCCCAGTTGCTACTGGCTTTGCCGAAGAGGTGCGTGATGCCAGTCCTGTGAACCGTACATCTCACGTGGAGAACGCAGAAACTTCTTCAATCGGGAGGGCTTTGGCTAACTGGAAGTTTGCATCAAAGACTTCGCCACGCCCAAGCAGGCAGGAGATGGAGAAGGTGCAACGCATGAACGAACCACAGTCCGATGCCGACTTGCTCACCAAGTTCCGTGAAGCTTGCGCCAAGGTTGGACTTGACCCACAAGATGTTGCCAAGTCTGCCGGTGTTGACTTGTACGAATTGACCAACGAGTCAATGCCCAAGTTGCGTGACGCATTCAAACAGATGCAACAGAAGCCTGAACCAAAACCACAAGAGTCCTTCGTGACCAACGTCAAGGCTGTGTTCCCTGAAGCCAAAGAACAAGAACCACAAATCAAAGACCCCGATGCCAAAGCATCACCAGCCCAACTCGGTAAACTTCGGGCTATGCTTATGGCTAACGGCATTGGCGACAGGACCAAGCAGACAGAAACAATTGCAGAGTTAATCAACAGACCAATCAACAAGTTGGACATGCTCACCAAGGGTGAAGCAAACTCAGCAATCAAAGCCTTGGAGGCAAGAGCAAATCGTGAATGACCAGCGTAAAGGGGAATGCCAAGGGAACCGTGACAGGTGTAACTCGGGGGGGTGTCCTCTGTTCGGTACCCTTGGCAGACCCGACAGGCAGGGGCGTCGCCGCATCCGTGGATGTGGTGACCCCTCTGCCCGTGGTCGTCGCAACAGAACGAAGGGCGATTCCAAAGCTCGCCGTGCCAGAAAGAAACTCGGGTTGGGTGGTCACCTCACACGACACGAGGAGAACTGGGGTGGCGCATTCAGAACAGAAATAAAAGCCGGTGCACAAATCGGTCCGATTGCCACTAGGTTTTACCTAGCCAAAGCACAGTCCGACGCAGCCAAAGCATTGGGCGACATCCGCCCATTCATCATGGTTGCGATGCCCGACGGCACCGCCAAAGGTATCGTACTCATGGACTTGGAAGAGTTCTCTGAACTGGCTACACTGCTACAACAAATCGAGCGCTAGGAGAAAGCGATGGATTTAATACCGAGGTTCATGGCAGCCGCGTCTGCCGCACTATTAACGTTGGGGGTGGGGTTAGCACATAATCCGCCCACGCCGGTCCCATCCCCAACTACAATCGCAACGGAGGTGGCTGTTGTTTCCTCCTTTTCCACAGCCACTACCCAGTCCCCCACCACCACCACGCCAGTCCTGGCGGGCGCAGAGTGTGGTCAGTGGTGGGGACTGGCGTTACAGGTTGGTTGGGAACAACAGGACATGGAGACTCTGGACTACATCATGTGGCGTGAGTCCCGATGCGACCCGACCCAACACAACACGACGCTAAACAAAGATGGTTCTACTGACATTGGGCTTACCCAAATCAACGACAGGTCATGGTGCCTGCCAACAAGGTGGTATCCGAATGGATACTTGCAATCTGTTGGCGTGCTGTCTACAGTTGGATGCGAACAGTTGTTTGACCCAGCAACAAATCTGAAAGCAGCAAAAGCAATCCATGACTACCACACCGCCCAAGGGCAACAAGGCTTCGAAGCCTGGAGCCTATAGTTACATGGACCTTCTCAGCGAATGGCAACTCGTCAACCCTGATGCATCATGGAAACAGTGGGCTGCCTGCAAGAACGCAGACCCACAAATATTTTTCCCTGAAGGACACAGCAACTTTGCTGACGCCAAGAAATATTGTGCCGACTGCATCGTCTACAAAGAGTGCATGAAGTTTGCTTTGGACAACGGAATCACCTACGGTGTATGGGGTGGACTCTCACCGATAGAGCGTCAACGCACAGCAAGGGGACACCATGACACAAGAGAATGAATCAATCTTCTACCAAGCGTGGCTCACAGACATGCAGATGTCTGTTGATTCATTGCGAGAGCAGAGAGAAGAAGACCGCAAGCGGATAGCGGAACTAGAAAAACAGGTCACCATGTACCGCTCCATGGTTGACCAACTCAGAAGGCTACTAAGCCAAGGGGATAACTACCTATGAATCAAGCAAGCTGGTACAAACTGAAGTCCGGTGACTGGGGCGTAAAGATTCGCCACGAAGGACACGAAGGAGAACAAGTCACAGTCATCAACAAGAAAGGTGAAAGCAAAACCGTTCACCTCTCAAAGCGTGCTGCCAAGTTCGACGATGCCCAACTGTGGGAAGTAAGCAACGAAGCATTGGACATCCCAACTCACAAGACGTTGGATGAAGAACCCTTCTAAGCATGGTTGCGACCATTGCGGTACTGTGGAACGGGCACTCAGAATGTGGAAGCCAGAAGAAATCGCTGGCTGTGAGTGCCCGTGCCACCCGTATCGTGAAGGAAAGTTAACAAGCGCAGACACAAAATGGAAAAGAAAGAAACCACCCAAGCGGTAGTTTGCAACAAGTGCGAACAAGTAGTAGTTCACGACAAGCGCAACGTCGCTGGTTGTAACTGCGACCCTGACGCACCCACCTGGGTATACATACAACCGGACGGAAAGGTTCGCGGATTCTCCCAATCAAGTTGGAGGAACTACGATGTTACGTGAACACTACAAATGTCCGAGGTGCGACAATGCGATTACCCTTCATGTTAAGACGACGCAAGTCCCGCTCTGTACACGACACGCGTCACGACCAACCCCAATGGAAAGAAAAGGAAGAACAACCAATGGAACAATCAACCCACCCGTCGTTCACGCAGGATGACACGGAGATAATCGAAGAAGTTCTAACAGAGATACTGTACCTAGCGTGCACAGTTAGAGCAGACCTGCGGCTACCGATAACGAACATCGCGGAAGGTTTAGCGTGTGCTTTGAAACCGGAACAGGTTGAGCGATGCAAAGATTACGTAACGTTTAGGGTGCAAGCAAACCGCAGTTGATGCGCTACCGCTACCGATAACAAATACGCGCAATAGCCAAAGCGTCTTGGCACTAAGACCCACAGGTGTAAAGCCTGTGGGTCTTTTTATTCTGCCGTATGTCTGACCAAGAACCCCCCTTCGGGGGGTTCTTGACTGTTCAGTTATGCTCGGTTCGGCGAGCCGAGCCAGATTCAGGTTCAGACTTGCTACATCAACCAACTAAGGAGACAGAAGTGAAGAAGAAACAACCCTATAAACCCAAGCAACAAACATCAGTAGTTGTCAGAAAGAACGGTAAGTCTGACATCTTCAAAGATGCTTTGAGCAAAGCCAACGGTCATCGTGGCAGACCATCAGTGAAGTTGGAAGAAATCACCAAGGCTCTTGGTGATGACCATCATCTGTTCATTGAGTCTTGCTGCCGACGAGAAGTAACCACATCAGCATTGGCTCAAGCAGTCAGGGCTATTGGCGTCAACATCTCATACGCAACTATGCTTCGGATTCGCAAGGACATAGAAGCAGAGAACAAGTGGTTCTACGAGATGGTTCAGAACATCGTGTCTAATGGTGGAACTGAAGAACAGCCACCGGTAGATGACTGGTCATACGCAGAGAAACAATAACAACCCCCCAACATTGCTAGTTGGAAGCAATAATCCTTTGTGTCTGCTGACATACCAGATAACTCCAGCAGTATGTCACCAACAACAACCCACAGAAAGGTAATCGTCATGACCGAAGAAGAAGCAGTATTACAGGAAGCAAGCAGCATCGTGGAAGATGCTCAAACCAAGGAAGAAGAGCGTTACAGAAACTATGTACGCTCAGTTGCTTTGACTGTAGAAGAAACGCTACACAAAGAGAACGGTCAAGCAGAAGGCTACCAGTTGTACACCTTGCGTATGGCACACAAAGGTACACCTGAGTCTGTCAAGGAATTCCGCAAGGAAGTCCAAGGCAAAGAAGACAATGTTGTCAATGTCACAGTTGAAGACGAAGAAGATGGCATCAACTCTTGCATTGAGATGGAATGTGCCTTTGCCTACAACG